TATTTATTTTGTGCACAGATATTTTGCACAGATATTTTGCACAGATATTTTGCACAGATATTTTTAACTATTATAATAGTTTACTATGTACCAGATAATTCACCCAACTCAATTTCTTGGTGATCAATATTTCCGTAAATATCAGACGGATAATTAATACTTATAACTTCAAATGTTCTACCTATTACTCTAATATAATCTTTAACAGTTGCAGGAACGCTATATAAAGTAAATAATATGGGTGATGTACTAATTTCTATACCAGAAAAACCATGTGTAAAATCTCTTTCTCTCCTACTAATTCTACCTTTATATGTACCTTGTATTGATCTAAATTCTATAGGTGCTCCAGCATTTGTACTTAAGAATATATCTATTGTACCAATTGTAGACTCATCTGTCAAATTAATTAATGATATTGTTGATATTGAAGTAAAAGTATTTAATGTAATTAATTCACCATTATTTGGAAATGTCAAAGATTCTATTGCACTACCATGTAATGTAACTGTACCAGAACCTGTACTAAATCCTGCTAATCTAACACCTAAATTATTTTCATCAAAAGTTAGAGGAACTGAATTTGTTTGTCCTGGTGAACTTAATGTGGTAAGACCAGATGTAATGGTCTCTAGTGTAAATGAATCAGTAAAAAACCTATTTATTATAGTCATATCATTTGATTATATAAAGGGGATTTTCTTGCAAAATTAATATCACGATACTCAATTAAAGTATTTAATATTTCTTTCATATCTGTCTGAAAGGAAGAGCTTGTTGTCATAGAGAAATCCCCAATACGCATAGATTTAAGCCCTATAGTTTTTCTTCTACTCCAAAATAGATTAACTATTTCCATACAGGCTGTTTTAACTATATCAGGTGGATTTTGACCATAAGATACACTTAAACTAAAATCACCTGTGAATCTATTATCCAATACTAATATACCCACATCATCTATGCTTTTATAGTCAACACCAGATTCTATACTAGATATACCAACTAAAGGAAATTTTTTTAAGACAACTATATCCATATCTGCAACATTATACTGTGTTTCATCTACACCATATTCAACTTCAAATGTATACCCTATAAATTCATCTATTTTTTTAGATGCAGATGCAACAAAAGTACCAAGTAACGTATCATCATCCGTACCAGATATATCTAAATAAGATTTTACTTCAGCTACAGTAGCATAATTTGCCATTATTATCTCCAATAAATCCTATAAATATCAAAATGATATGTATATATAATTACTTCAGTATGTTCTTTTCAATTTTATGACCTATACCAACAATACCAAAACCCCCAGCTACAACTCCAACTATTTTAGCTATATCAGGATAACCTAAACTAACTAATGCTGCTGTTGCTGCTGCTAATCCAGCAGCTGCCCATGTTTTCCAACCCTTCATCATAACTATTTCTCCTTATTTAAAATTTTATTTTTCTTTTTCTGTATCTACAACAGTATACCCAAATTTTCTTAAACGTTCAGCAGTATTGGGATTATCACAGAATCCTTTACCTTTTTCTATTCGTACAACTTCATCATATGTATTTTCTAGAAAAGAATCCACATCACTCCAAATGACTGGACATCTAACTTCAAATCTTTTTTTCTTCATATGGTTTCCTTAAATTATACTACTTTTCTTTTTCAACAGTTGCTGATGCTTTGTCTGTGGTAGCTTCATCTACTTTTAAATCTAATCCTGAAAGACTACAACCGGCTAAAAATAAAATTGTAGCACAAATAATAATTAATTTTTTCATTATAAATTCTCCAATTATAACTATAAAAATGTAGAGAGAAACCAACATTAAATATTTAATGTTGGTTTCCCCCATTTTAAAACTAGAACTTTGTTACTACGCATTAATACCTTCTAATGTTGCATGATGGACTGTAGATGCCATAACAAAAGCTTCATCAGAATAGATGTCAAATTCATCATACTGTGAGCTATTTTTACTCAAAGGAGTAACTGAAACATCATTCATATAACCAACCCAGAACTCGCTAGTATCTACAACAAATATATTTGTAGTATCACCAGTAGCACCCAATTGATTTGTACCATCCCAATAGTAAGTATTTAATACATTAGTAGAAGCATAGACAGGTATATCATCATATGCCATAACTCTAAAACCACCCTTTACTTCTACAGAATCAATAAATCTTTGCTGACTCTGCAATAAGGCATTAATTTTTCTCCTACCAGATTTAGAAGTTGCTATTACATCAGGTGCACCAGCACATGCGTCAATAGTCTCATCTAACTTAGCCACAGTAAGAGCACTTCCACCAAGAGTAGTACCTTGAGCAATTCTTTGACTACCTGTAATTAAAGTATTCAAACCATCAGGCTGATTACTATTGGAAGTATTATTACCATAGAACATGGCAGTTTCTTCCATATCTTTAAATGCTCTACCTCTTGCTTCAATTTCTTCTGCAACTAAATCTTTGTAACTTCTACCGGCATCTTTTGCAAATCTAGTTACCTTACCTCTTGCGAGAAGAGTTCTAAATTGAAAGGTTACCCTAGAATATGCTCCACGATCTGTATCAGGTTCTGCTGTATCTGCTATCCATTGTGCGACTGTATTTCCAGCAGCAGCAGACCTTCTATTCAATAACCAAGAATCAGAATTTCTCTGTTTTCTAGGTATGTTCTGCCTAAGAGGATTTTTATACTCTATAATTTCTGATATCACCTTGTCAACTTCTGGTTGAATAAGAACACCAGATGTACCAGCATAATCAAGAGACCTCTTAATCTCTGTTTGCCAATTTTTTTCACTCATAATTATCTCTCCTTAAATGAATTTTACTTACTGCTTTCTTCAGCTTCAACTAATTCTTCTTCAGCTAAATCAAACATATACCTTAATTTATCACCTGGATTATCCATCTTACTCATCTTTTCAGATCTTGCAAGGTTTTTATCCTCTGACGTTAATTTTCTATTATCTTCCTTATGTTCCTCTGAACCTACACCTTTTCTTATTGGAAGCGTATCTTTAACTAAAGTAGATAAAGAGTCTAATGATCTTTGAAGTTCAGATATTTTATTATCTTCTTCTTCTTTAGCTTTAGCGACTTCTTCATCATTTTCTTCTTTAGCCCTAGTCACTTCTTCTACTTCTTCTTTAGCTTTAGCAACTTCCTCTTTAACTTCTTCTACTTCTTCTTTAGCTTCATCTTTAGCTTTAGCAACTTCTTCATCAGCTTTAGCTTTAGCTACTTCAGAAACAGATTTAGCAAATGCTTCAAGAGTTTCTTTTAGCTCATTAAAACTTGTAGACAAACACTCAGTCATAGCTTTCTTTACATCATCTATACTAATACCTGAAGTATCTACTTTTCCACGAGCTTCTTCATCTGTTTTTACTTTATTCTCTAATTCTAAAGATGTTTTAAGAAAATCAAGTGCACTTCTAAGTGCATTAATTTGAATTTCTTTATCTTCAGTACTTAAAGCATCTTCTACAGATGAAATAAGAATTTCAATTTGATGAACATCTTTTTTTATGTTATCATCTTTACTTTTCTTTACCTTCTTTTCCTTAGTAGACATACTATTCTCCTTATTAAATTGTTTACCTAACGACTTTTCAACATACCATGCTAACGTTCTAGAAGACGGATCTGCTGGAACTGTTACCAAAGATGTTTCAAATAACCTTATTTGGTTTACATATTGAACTACTTTATCTAAACCCTTAATAAATTTCTCTGTAAAATCTAAAGCAGTGCCACTTACACTAAACTTATTAAGAACACCTTCTTTGATTTTCTGCCAAATATCTGGAACTGTTTTAGAAATTAGAGCTTTTATCCATAAAGCCCTTTCTTCAGGTACATATTTAACTTCTAATATTTTACCTATTTCTTTATCCCTGTCGTGATTATATAAAAGAGTTGTATACTTTTTAAGATCATTTTCAGCACCGATTAAAGCACTTTCTGATATATATAAATCATCAACATCTAAATCTGCAGTTGTTGCAATACCTTCTATTATATTCTTACCATCTTCTTCTGCATATCTTTTTATTTCCAATAAAGAACTAAAATCAACCCCTTTGATACTACCAATACTACCTAACTTTTCCTGTTTAGAAATTTCCTTTTTTGAATCATCTTCACTATCTCCTATGCTTCTATCTAATTCTACTAAATAGGTTCTACCCCTAGCTTCAAATTCTTTTACAATTTCAGCATATTTCTTTTCTAAATCAGATTTACTAAATCCGTAAACAGGTTTACCAGTTCTTACAACTATTTCATAAAAGGATTTAACTATTGACTCTCTAAAAAGTAGATCTTCATCACTTAAAGTACTAAGTTCAATATTTGTACTTAAATCAAATGTTTCAGGTCTATCATCAATACCTTCTTCCTTTGAAAAACTTTTCTTTATTCCCATAATTATTTCCTCTTTCTTTTGTTTTAAACCTTTTTTGGTTCTACTGGAACTTTTATATATTCCAGAATTTCTTTCATACCCAAACCTTTCATACAATATTTATAAAGTTTTGGGTGTGTTTTATACATAATTTGAAATTTATTTTCAACAGGTGGTTTATCTAAATGTGCTCCAAATGCACAAAATACACAACCAGTTCTACTAAATCCTTTATCGTAAATTTTAGAATACGATAATTTTTCTTGTCTTATGTATTCCCATATATCTTCACCTAACCAAAACATTAAAGGTCTAGACTGTTTACCATTAGGTTTATTACAACCATCTTTTGCATAACTTTGTTGTCTTAAAAGAGATTCTTCTGCCATAACACCAATAAAAGGTAATTTACCATTTTTCTCATAAATCTTAAAAGGTCTTTTTTTCATAACCTCACAACATTTATCAGATATTTTAAATGGGGCATCAATTAAATATTGCCATTTCTTACTAATTACCCCAGACCTATTACCATTTATACCATGTAAACGTCTTTCTATACCATCTTCACAAACACCACGTTGAATTTCACCTATAAATTGAGCCTGTTCTTTAGAAACAACTGGATACCCATATCTTTCTAATACCATCTTAAACTTCATCTTAGGTTTAATCCATTCAATATTAGGAACAGTCTTTACAAACTCTCTTATTTCAGGAAATTCTAATCCTGTATCACAAAATATACCTTGTATATCTGGATATAAAGACCTTACTAAATGTAATAAAACTGTACTATCTTTACCACCAGAAAAAGCTACATAAACTTTACCATGACGTTTCTTATAGTATTCACTTATCCTCACCTTTGACATAGCCACCTTTAAATCAAGAGGATATCTTTGTCTTGTCCTTAATGCATTAACACCATTACTCATGAATTAATTTTTATCCAATCATGTCTATATTGCCATGTTTAAATACATCATTTTGTTCTTTATCATGTTCTTTTTGTCTATCATCCCATGCTTGAAGTATATGTATTATCATATCTATTCTACTATGATTACATGTACCAATTACTTTAGTACACACTGGGCAATATATATTTTTATACATTAGGTTTCTTTTTAGGTTTCTTTTCTGGTTTCTTTTCTGGTTTTTCAATTTCATTAACATTATCTGTTACATCATCACTACTTTCATCAGATATATTATTATCTTCTAATGCTGTAGGTTCTGTATTAGATATTTCATTATTAGA